AAACTAAAAGCAGCACGCACGAATGCCGCGCTCTCCGATGAGGCTCGCGTTGTGGCGGATACCATGTATGACGCGTTGACGATGCAGAAGTCGGTTGATCTTGGCAATGAGCACTACCGAACCGTTGTACAAAACGGTTTGACGGCTCTCGTCGCAGCAGGGGTGTTTACACAGTCCGCCGTTGATGCGCTGATGGCACTAGGCCAGCGGCATCCCTCGTGGGCGGAAGCTAATAATATTGACGTGACGGCGCGCAGTGTCGGCATCGCTCGCGGCGGGAGGGCTTAATCATGGCAGTAGCAAAATGGGCTACACCATCAACACGTTCGAGCAATCTAGCCTCGACCACACTAAACAGTATTGCGAACGGTGCCGAAACAGGCGCGATCAGCTATGACAACTCAACCAACCTCGATCTCTACGGATCGGTCACGATCAAGCTGGGCAGCATTACGCCTGCGACTGGTGGATCGATCACGCTGCGCGTGACGCTCAACGACGGCACTGACACTGCGGATCGCATCGGCGGCGACTTGTACGTCGTGCCCCTGATCAGCGGCGCATCGGCAAAGGTGGCGGTCATCAACATGGTGCGGCTGTACCCGTATTCCATGCGATTGAGCGTGGTCAATAACGCAGGCGTGGCGTTTGCCTCATCCGGCAACGAAATTTACGTGCGTCCTTGGAATGAGGATATTGCGTAATGCCGCGCGGGGTTAACCAATACGATGAGGCACAGTTGCAGGGGCTGTTGTGGACGCCTGACTTGGTGCGGCCTGCGCTGTGGCTGGATGCTGCTGATGCTTCTACAGTTTCAGTAGCAACAGGCGTGAGCGAGTGGCGCGACAAAAGCGGCAACGGGCGGCATTTTACGCAGACAACCACGGCCAACCAGCCAGCGTATAACCAGAACGGCATTAACGGTCTGAGCAGCATCTCGTTCGACGGCACCGCCAAAGCGCTACGAAGAACACCCGAGGCTTGGGCGTTTCAATATCCGGTCACGGCGTTCATCGTGTTTCGGACGGCCGCATTCAACGGTAGCTATAACTCGCTTTTTGAGTTTTACACCGTGGCTGGTCAAACAACTGCCGGATGGAGTGACCTAATCGGCCCATCCTTGCGGTCTGCGATTTATGCAACAAACACAGCCGGAACACAGAACTTCTATGACGGCACCGGGTTGGTTACTTACGCCACAAATCGAACCTACATTTTTACAGGCATACATCAAAACAACTCGCTAGTTGGGCTGCGAAACGGAAACGCAGACGGTAGCAACTCCGGCTCCTATACGTTGCGGACGAACTTAGGAACTTCGCCGCTGTACATAGGCTCATCGCCTTTGTTCAGTCGGTACACGAACTGGCAAATTGGAGAGGTAATCATCACAAATAATGCGGCGCTATCCGTACCGGATCGTTTGAAAATTGAGGGATATCTTGCGTGGAAATGGGGCATTGCCGCTGACGTGGTGACTAGCAGCCCCTTCGCCAACCGCCCGCCGCTGATCGGGGACTGACGTGCTGCGCGTTCGCGTCCCCCGCATCGGCGGTGGTAGCGGTGGGCCGAGTGCCACGACTGAAACGTTGTCAGCAATTGATACAACAACTGCATTGGCTGCTTTTTCAGTCGCAGTTTCAGAAAGCGCAGCGGCAAGCCATTCTCAAGCAGCAGGACAAATTGCTGTCAGCGCAATTGCTGAATCAGCCACTGCCTCAGACACGCAATCTGCAACCACGATATTTGTTAGTGCCGGAACGGAAACGGTCGCTGCCGCAGATGCGCAGTCTTCAAGCGCGGTGTTTGTCAGCAGCAGCACTGAAACAGTCTCTGCAACAGATACACAGTCCTCAACCACTGGTGCCGGTTCGAGTTCCACTGTTGAAACGCTGGCAGCAACTGATGCGTCGATTGCATCGGTCGCGTTTTCGGTCGTGGGATCAGAGAGTTCGGCGGCAAGTCATTCCCAAACGGCAAGCCAGATCGCCATAACGGCGATTGTTGAGTCTGTTGCTGGGACAGATGCACAGTCTGTAAGCGCGCTGTTTGTCAGCACAACAACCGAAACGGCCACCGCAACGGATTTGCTGGCTTCGCCAATTCCGGCGTTTGGTTCAGTAACCGAACTTGTCACTGCCAGCGAACAGCAAAGCGCCGCTATCTTTGGTTTGCAAGCTCTGACCAAAGACGAGAAGTTATTTGTGTTTATCGACGACGAGCCGATTTTCCGGTTTGTTGCGAGAGAAGACCTGTTCGTGCAAAGCGACGACGTCGAACTATTCGTTCGGTTTATTGATTAATTTTTTTGAGAGGAGTAACCATGAATAATGAAAAAGCGAGCGCCAGTATGGCGGCCGGTGCGACATTAGTCGCTGGCACGGTGCACCAAGAATCTGGCGAGGCGCACGGTCGTTATGTCGTTGAGTGTTTTGACAAAGACGGCAAACTCAAGTGGAAAGACACGATTGAAAACATCGTCACCACGGTTGGCAAGAACAACCTGCTTGACCAATACCTCGGCGGTTCGGCGTATACCGCTACTGTTCGTATGGGCCTCAAGGGCACGGGTACTGCCGTTGCTGCTGATACACAAGCCTCTCACGCTTCATGGCTGGAGCAAGGCGGGACAAATGCGCCGACCTACACCGGTAACCGTCCGACTGTAGCGTTCTCGGCGGCGTCCGCTGGCTCTAAGGCGACCTCGGCTGCTGTGTCGTTTGCGATCACCGGCACCGGTACCGTGCATGGCTGCTTCATCAACATGAACGGCAGTGCAACCAAGGACGACACAACCGGCGTGCTGTACTCGGCTGGTGACTTCTCTGGCGGCTCCAAGGCGGTGAGCAACGGCGATACCCTCAACGTAACCTATACCGCAACAATCACGTAATGCCACAAGTTGTTGCCGACCGCGTCCTCGAAACAACAACGACGACCGGAACAGGCACGATCACATTGGGCGGTGCCGTCACCGGGTATCAGTCTTTTGCTGCGATTGGTAACGCGAACACCTGTATGTATGCGATTGAAGATCGCAACACAGGCGCATGGGAAGTCGGCATTGGGACTTACACATCTTCCGGCACCACGCTTTCCCGCACGACGATCTTAGCGTCAAGTAACGCAGGTTCGGCGGTTAGCTTTGCCGCTGGCACCAAGTATGTCTTTGCAACACTCGCCGCTTCCAAGATTGCACCAGGTAAGGAGACAATTTGGGTTCCTGCCGGTGCGATGACTAGGGCCACCACCAACGGCCCAGCGTCTGCACAGGTTGAGACGACGACTAATAGACAAAACTTCTCTGTTCTTGATTTTGACCCGTCAACAATCCAGTACGCGCACTTCAACGCAAGGATGCCGAAGTCGTGGGACCTCGGCACACTCACCTTTGTGGCGGTGTGGCTACACCCTTCGACGGCGACGAACTTTGGCGTTGTGTGGGCGCTACAGGCTTTGGCACTGAGCGACAACGAAGCCCCTGATGCAGCTTGGGGTACCGCTGTCACACAGGTCGATACGGGCGGCACGACGAACAACATTTACCACTCTCCGGAAAGTGCGGCGGTTACTGTCGGTAGTTCGCCAGCAGCGCAAGACCTTGTTGCATTCCGCTTCTATCGTGATGCAACAAACGGCTCCGACACGATGGCCGTGAACGCTCGTCTTGTTGGGGTCGCTGTGTTTATGACGGTAGCCTCTGCGAATGACGCTTAATCATGTTTGCGATCAATCGTCTTAACGGGTTCAACGCGGGCGCAACCGGTCTGCCAGTCATCAACCTCACCATCTCGACAGACCAGCTTGCAGGGTACAACGCCTTTACAGCAGCAGGTTCGCCTGCGGGGGCGGTTGATTTACGAATCACGGTCAATAGCAGCATTATTGTTTCAGAACTTCGTGCGCTCAGTTTCGCGGCAGGTTCCACCATCCTCATCACCAATAACGGTACGATTCGTGGTGTGGGTGGTACCGGCGGCGATGGTGGGAGTATCTCGTGGTTCGGTTCGTTAGCTGGGGCGCAAACGGGAGGCGCGGGCACTGATGCTATTCAGACTAATCGACCAACCACAATCAACAATACTAGCGGCAACGTCTGGGGTGGTGGCGGTGGTGGCGGCGGTGGCGGTGGCGCAACTGACCAAACTAATGGTGCGTTGGCCAGTGGTGGTGGTGGTGGTGGCGGGGCGGGCGACGGCTCGGCGGGTATAGCTGGGGTCTGCGACACTTTCAGCGGTGGAGTTGCTTATCCCGGTTCCAGTGGACAGCGTGGAGTCCCAACATCCGGCGGACTTGGTGGAGCTGCTTCTACCGGCTCAGGAGCTAACAGCGGCAAAGGAGGCGACGGTGGCGATTACGGACAGGTGGGCGCTAATGGTGCCGACGCTACTCTAGGTGATACCTACATCGGTAACGGTAGCACTGGCGGCGCAGCAGGTCGCGCTGTATTCACTAACGGTGCTGGTCTTACATGGACTGGCGGTAACAACGGTACACAGGTTAAAGGAACGGCGGCATGACGACCTACGCGCTTGTGGATAACCAAGATCAGCTTATCCGGACACAGGATTTTGATGGCGCAGCGCCTGAACTCGCTACGGCGAAAGGGTTGCGCTGGGTGCCGTGGCAAGATGCCCCGATGCCGACAACTACCGTCTTTGAGAGCGCGACGGCCGATGGAGTCCATATCGTCGGCGGAGCCCTTACGACAAAATGGGTAGTCAGTGAATTGAGCGAACAGCAAAAGGCGACAAAGCTCGCGCAGCTCAAGGCCGCACGGAATCAACAGATAAACGATGACCGTGAAGCTGCGAACTTCGGCACGTTTACTCACAATGGCCAGCCGGTGTCTTGCGACAGACTTTCCCGGTCCGACATTGACGGCATGGCCAATCAGATTGGCCTGTTAGGCGACTTCCCGCAAGGGTGGCCGGG